TTGTATTTGTTGTTACTGATAGATCAGTGAGTGCGATACCTCCACCAACACCACCACCAGTTAGATCAGCAGCGGGAGACCAATTACTTCCATTCCATTTTAATACTTGACCTACTGATGGAGTACCATCAACGTCAGCAAGGTCATTGATAAAATTAGGAATGGATGGTTTAAATGTTAAGTCATTGTATATACCAGATGTAGCAACTGGTGCTAGTATTGGTGTACTCCCCAGATCATTATAAGATAGAACTGCGTTTATCCACTGAGTTCCATTGTAACGTAGAGTTTGACCAACGATTGCTCCACCTATTGTTACATCAGAAAGACCATCTAGATTAGTTGCTCCTTGATTTCCTCCACCAATTACTGTGAGAGTTCCTGTGGGAGAAATTGTTAGAGTAGTTCCATCTGGTTTTACAACACCAGCAACAGTTGTTGTTGCGATGGGAACACTAAAGTTTAATTTTGCGTTTGCATCATCGTAGGTTACTGAAATATTAGTTTCTGTATTAACAGAAACCATGTCGCCAATGATGTCTTGAATCTGTTCCGTTGTGAGTGGTGCCTGCCACGATATAGACGAACCAGTAGAAGTTAAAACATAACCAGCAGTTCCTGAACTGGTGCCATCGTATATACCACTTTGAGAAAGGTTGAGATTGTCCCCAACTTTTAATTCTTCTAGCTGTCTTGTGATCGCATTGGCAATTAATGGGAATCTATTTGCCATTATTAACCTACATGAGTGCCCTATTTAGTTATATTTATAAATCCACCAGCATGGGGGCTTGACAGGTGTGGGAACCCGTGCTATTATAAATAAGTCAACTGGTTAAGAAATGTAAACATTTTTAATCGTTTGTAACACCCGTTAACCGAGACCTATGGGTGTATAAATTACGTCTCTCATATCCCCGCTGAGGGTGCGGGGAGCATAGTATCACCACCATTTCCCTGATGGTCCTACTATCTTTTTCAAAAATGACTGCTACACTTTCACAACAACGACAATCAAATACTTGGGAACAATTCTGCAACTGGGTTACCTCAACCGATAATCGTCTTTATGTCGGTTGGTTTGGAGTCCTGATGATTCCTTGCCTGCTTGCTGCTACGACTTGTTTCATCATCGCATTCATCGGTGCTCCCCCTGTGGACATCGACGGCATCCGTGAACCCGTTGCTGGTTCTCTGATGTATGGTAACAACATCATCTCTGGTGCTGTTGTTCCTTCGTCCAATGCCATTGGACTTCACTTCTATCCCATTTGGGAAGCTGCTAGTCTTGATGAGTGGCTATATAATGGTGGACCATTTCAACTGGTCGTCTTCCACTTTCTGATTGGTATCTATGCTTACATGGGACGCGAATGGGAACTTTCTTACCGACTTGGTATGCGTCCTTGGATTTGTGTTGCCTACAGCGCACCCGTTGCTGCTGCTTCTGCAGTGTTCCTCGTGTATCCCTTTGGGCAAGGTTCCTTCTCTGATGCTATGCCGCTCGGCATTAGTGGAACATTTAACTACATGCTTGTTTTTCAGGCGGAGCATAACATCCTCATGCACCCCTTCCATATGCTTGGGGTTGCTGGTGTATTTGGCGGTTCTCTTTTCTCTGCTATGCATGGATCTCTGGTCACAAGCTCACTCGTTCGTGAAACGACTGAGAACGAATCGCAAAACTATGGATACAAGTTCGGACAAGAAGAAGAAACATACAACATCGTAGCCGCTCATGGTTACTTCGGTCGTCTGATCTTCCAATATGCTTCCTTCAATAACTCTCGTTCGCTACACTTCTTCCTTGCTGCTTGGCCTGTTGTCGGTATCTGGTTTACTGCCTTGGGCGTATCAACAATGGCGTTCAACCTCAACGGATTCAACTTCAACCAGTCTATCCAAGATAGTCAGGGTCATGTGATCAACACTTGGGCAGACATCCTCAATCGTGCTGGTCTCGGAATGGAAGTGATGCATGAGCGTAACGCTCATAACTTCCCTCTCGATCTTGCTGCTGCTAGTGCAACTCCAGTTGCTCTGACTGCACCTGCAATCGGTTGACACTCAAGTTACAACTGATAAACTGGGGGAGCAATCCCCCTTTTTTATTGCAATAAATACTCAACGACATTGGAGATACATTGATGGTTAAAGAAGTGCTAGGTGTGCATCACATTGCTGAGTTATGTGAGTGTAATGCAATCCTTTTAAATGACTCAGAATTTATTAGCACTTCCCTTAGGCAAGCAGTAGAACATGCAAACGCAACACTGATCGAAGAAGTTAAATACGAATTCACGCCACAGGGAATCACTGCTGTCTGCCTGCTGTCAGAGAGTCATATCAGCATCCATACGTGGCCTGAGAAAGGTTACGCTGCTGTGGATATCTTCACCTGTGGCGATCACACAGCACCAGACGTTGCTTGCAGATTCATGGCAGATGTGTTAGAATCAAAGCATCCGATATATACAATCCTAAAGCGAGGAATCTAATGGAAATTACTGCATATACATTGCTTGGGTGCTCTCACTGCAAAACTCTTAGAGAATTATTTAAGAGAGCTGGCACAGAGTATACTGAGATCATGGTGAAGAGAGACATGACATTGGAAGATTTCAGCGCATCATATCCACATGTTACTTCTTTTCCATTTGTTGTGATTGATGGCACTGAAGTTGGTGATCTTGTCGCTGCTGTTAAACTCTTTGTTGCCAAAGGATTAGTATCAAGTTCAAAGAAATCTGAATGATGTAGAGGACAATGAGTGAAACCATATATGATATTGTAAACGGCGCAATTGATATTGCTTTCACTGAAGATAAGTATCAATTAAATTTTCATGCGTACTTAAAATCTGAGAATGCAAAACGCAAAGATGTTCTTTCATTCTTAGAATCAAATCTTGGTAGAGCTCTTGTAGATCAAGTCGAAGAACTTGACATGTATCTAAGCGGAGGAAACGGAGAACAGATTTTAAAAGAAGCATACAGCTGGATGGGTAAACCCAGAGTCAGAAAGATTAGAAACTATTTGAATCAGATTATTGAAGATGCAAAAGATTATGAGCAATCAAAGAAGCCAGGTAGGAAAAGAAAGTCAGGAACTACAAATAAATAAAGGTATAGAATTCATGTTGCGTAGGAGGGTTGATAAAGTCGAACCTAAGCATGGATTAATACTGAGTAAAACATTCAACCTCCTACGCAAGACATTCCATTTACATCTGGAGTTCTCTTGGGAGGTTGACAAACCAACAAGGGAGTAGTAAAATGGAGTCAGCAACACCATACATCCTGTTCTTCTCTGGAATAGGAATCGTAGGATCTTTCATGATCGGTTTAATGATTGGATGGTTCGGTAACGATATCGTCTATGCATTCCTCAACAAAAATAGGATTCAACCAATGCATCCAGAAATGTTTGATGAGAATGGTCAACTGATTCCTGACGAGATTGTAGCGGTTCGCTTTGAAAACTCAGAAGATTTTGAGGATTACGACGACGAGGACTAAATGATTCTTATTGATATGAATCAGATTATGATTAGTAATCTGATGATGCAATTGAAAGGTGACACTTTAAATGAGAACCTTGTACGACACATGGTTATCACTGCGCTACGTGCTTTTGAAAAGCAATACTCTCCTAAGTATGGTGAGGTTATTCTTGCTTATGACAGCAAGCACTACTGGCGCAAAGAAGTTTTCCCCTACTACAAACAGAATAGAAAGAAAGATCGAGAAGCATCTGACTTAGATTGGAATGCTATCTTTGAAGTTCTGAATAAGATTCGGGATGAGATCAAACAATACTTTCCTTACAAAGTTGTTGAAGTATATGGTGCTGAAGCAGATGATGTTATCAGCACTCTCACCACTTACCAAGCTTATCGCAACATCAAGTTGGAGAAGGAAGGCAAGCAAGGTGATCAAGTTCTGATTCTTTCTGGAGATAAAGATTTTATTCAACTACAGAAGTATCCTTTTGTAAAACAATACAATCCAATTCTCAAGAAAGAAATCAAACATGATAACCCACGAGAATATCTTCAAGAACATATCATTAAGGGAGATAAGTCAGATGGCATACCTAACTTCTTATCTGATGACGATACATTTGTGGTAAACAAAAGACAGAAACCTATAAGTAAGAAAAACTTAGAACGATGGGTTGATCAAAGTCCATTGGATTTCTGTAAGACACCACAAGAGAAAACAAACTACATGAGAAATAAGAAACTGATTGATATGGAATCAGTTCCTGAAACTCTTGCGATTGAGATCGTCAGTTATTACAAGGCACTAAATAATTCTGAAAAGAAAGTTCCACTTGAATACTTTCAACAACATCAGTTGACTAAACTGATGGAAGAATTTGTATTTCGCAATACTAAACCACACTTTGAGGTGAAATAACATGGCAGCTTATAAAACATATCGACCTTTGATCTCAGAAATTCTTCGCAAGACAAACAATGCGAAGACAAAGGAAGAAAAGAAAAAGATTCTACTGGATAACAATAGTCAGACACTTCGTAGCTTGTTCATCTGGAACTATGATGAGAGCGTAGTGTCGATGCTACCCGAAGGTGATGTACCATTCACTCCCAACCCAGCACCAGAAGGAACTGATAACGTTAAACTGGAGCATGAAGGTAAGAAGTTGTTCTACTTTGTGAAGGGTGGTGCAGATCATATCTCTCAGTCCAAGCGTGAGCAAATGTTCCTTGCTATGCTTGAGAGTATGCATCCAGATGAAGCAGAAGTTCTGTGTCTGGTAAAGGATAAGAAACTGCAGAGCAAGTACACACGTATCTCTCGTGCTTTGATTGAAGAAACATTCCCCAACATTCAGTGGGGAGGTCGCAGTCGATGAAAATTCTCCATCAAAACTGCGATCCGAAGCTTGCAAATGATCGTAGTTTGCCATATAATTGTTACTTAGTTACCTATGAAATTGATGGAGCAATTGCATATGATTTAGTTATCCCAGACAAACAAGTAGAAATTTTTGATTACTACTGGGATAGATATAGAGAAGGACTTAAAGGTTGGAAACAATCTGAAGGTAGAGTCAACCCAAAACTATGGGGAGCGCAAGTAAAAGAAAGTAAAAAAGGTAGATCACAATGATTATCACATCCGTCGCAAAAACATTAGCACTTTCATATCTTGTTTCAAAAGAAACAACAGTCAGAACATTGACTTTACGTTTGTTTTCAAACAATGCTACTATCTCTGATACCACATCTGCTGCAGATTTAACTGAAGTAACAACTGGCAATGGATATGATGCTATTGCATTAACTGGATCCTCTTGGACTGCAAATGCAACAGGCACCAACCTGTCGTATCCATCACAATCGTGGACTTTCACTGGTCCTAAAGGAAACATTTATGGATATTATGTAACAAATTCTGCAGGCACAGTTCTATGGGCAGAAGTATTTCCATCTGGACCATACAACGTACAGAATAGTGGTGATTTAATCACAGTAGATATTACTTTAACAATGGCATGATTTATGGATGAACAATTTGAACCAGATGCATCTGCAGTTACTGTAGATGTTACTAACACAACTGAAGAAGTTTCTGATACTCCCCAAGAAGAACAACAAAAAGAATATATTGAAAGAAATATGTTTTATGCCCAAGATGCTTTGCGTCCACCGCCGCCTAGTGCATCAGCAGCAGATAAGAAAAGGTATCAACAGATTAAACAGTCTGTCAAAAAATTGAGAAGACTGGAGAAAAATCCTATCTTTATGGTTCAGATGATGGACCTTAAAGCACAACAAAAAATTCTGGATGAGATGAACGATGAAGGTTGAACTTGTTTCCGTAACACCCGATGCAGAAAAGACAATGGCATATGTTGCTAGAGTGTCTAACCCTAGTAACCAAGATAACGAAAACTATGCAGGGCTACTGCGTTATTGCATTAAGCATAATCATTGGTCTGTGTTTGAGCAATCTCATATGACACTGGAGATTGAAACCTCTCGTGGTATAGCAGCTCAAATTTTGCGTCACCGTTCGTTTACATATCAAGAATTCTCGCAACGCTATGCTGATGCTAACCTTCTAGCAAACGATATTCCTGTGCCAGAGTTGCGTCGTCAGGATGAAAAGAATCGCCAAAATTCTACAGATGATCTTGAGGGTTATTTAAAACTCATTCTTGAGACAGAAATTCAAGAGCACTTCATCCGCTCCAACAACCTCTACAAGCGTCTCCTAGAGGCGGGAGTGGCAAAGGAGTGTGCAAGGTTTGTGCTGCCTCTGGCGACCACTACACGCCTCTACATGACAGGCTCATGCAGGTCATGGATACATTATATTGATCTACGCTCAGCGCATGGCACTCAGAAAGAGCACATGCAAATTGCTGAGGCATGTAGAGAAATCTTTAAGCAGCAGTTTCCAACGGTTGCGGAAGCACTGGAGTGGTGAGGTGTCTAATTACTTATTATTTCCCACCAACTTTGTTTGGTGGGATAATGTTGAAAATCATTTAGATATTAAAGAAAAATATTTAAAAAGAATAGAACAATCTAAAAGTAAAATAGACAAAAAACAAAATTGGGATTGTGATGTTGTCAGTAGTTTTGGCAATCAGTATATAAATGATAGTATATTTGATAAGTATTTTCGTGACAATGTAATATGGAAATATTTTGATAGAATGTTAGAGAAGAAACCATTTGAATTTGATACTCCACATTCATCTATTGTGAGAGATATATGGTATAATACTTATACAAGGGGGCAGTACCAAGAAATTCATACACATGATTATGTTTCTTCTTATTCTTCAGAATTGAAAATAAAAACAATGGGAATGTTTTCTGGTATTTACTTAATAGATTTACAAGAAAAAAATAAAACCGTTTTTTATCAGCAAGGACCATTGCCCTGTAGAGTAAATACTGATGGAGTTTATGTTAAATCTGATCATTTGAATGAAGGATCAATTATATTGTTTCCCTCATCACTTGCTCATTATGTCTTGCCAACAGAAAAATCTCGCACTACTGTGTCTTTTAATATTACGTCTTCATATTCTTACTGCGAATCCTCGTGACAAATACGAAAATTTGTGCTATAGTGGGAACAACCACAGAAGACCCATGAATATCTTCTATCTCAGTTACGACCCACGCACTTGTGCCGCCGAGCATTGTGATAAGCATGTGGTAAAGATGATTGTTGAGTACGCTCAACTTCTTTCCACTGCTCATCGTGTGCTCGACGGCATTCCTTATACTGCCAAGACTGCTAACAACCGCAACATCAAACGTTGGAAACTTGACAAACCCCGTGAAGACATTCTATACAAAGCATCGCATATCAACCACCCATCTGCAGTGTGGGTGCGACAATCAAAAGCACATTATCGTTGGTTGTTTGATTTATTTCAGCACTGCTGTGTAGAATATACACGTCGCTATAAAAACTATCATACCAGCGAAAGTTTAATTAGTTACTTATGGGTTCCTCCATTTAATATTAAAGATGCTGGGTGGACTGATCCCCCTCCTGCGATGCCAGATAAATACAAAGTGCCTGGAGATTCAATCCAGTCTTATCGTAACTATTACATTGGAGATAAAGTTTCCTTTGCGAAATGGAAGTCTCCTGCCACAATCCCATCATGGTTTATTGAAGATGCCAACTTACAGATTCAAAGATAATAATACAGGTGAAGAGTTTGAGAAGTGGATGTATATGGCTGATCGAGAGCAGTATCTCGCAGACAATCCTCATGTCACTCAGATGCCTACAATACTACATGCAGTCTCTGAAGTAGGAAACTGGCAGAACAAAACATCAAGCGATTGGAAACACGTTATCAATCGTGCTGCTGATACTCCTGGTTCAAACATTAATCGTCTCTAATTATGCCTGTAAGAAATCGTAAATCGAAGCAAGTCATTCCAAATGGAATGAGCGTTAAGCAAATGAAGCGCAAGAAGCCAATCAACAATGATATTTTCGCAAAAGATATTGAACCATTAACAGAATCTCAAACTAAAATGTTTGAGGCATGGGAAAATGATAAACACTTGTTTGCGTATGGTGCTGCAGGTACAGGTAAAACATTCGTTGCACTTTACTTAGCACTTAAAGATGTTCTGAATGAGAACACTCCATACGAAAAGGTTTACATTGTGCGCTCACTTGTAGCAACTCGTGAGATTGGTTTCCTTCCTGGTGATCATGAAGACAAGTCATCGCTTTACCAAATTCCATATAAGAATATGGTAAAGTATATGTTTGAACTTCCTACTGAAGAAGAGTTTGAACTTCTCTATGGTCATCTTAAGACACAAGGAACTATAAGCTTCTGGTCTACATCATTCCTTCGTGGCACTACGATGGACAACTGCATTATTCTTGTAGATGAAATGCAGAATCTAAACTTCCACGAACTTGATTCAATCATCACTCGTGTCGGTCAAGATTGTAAGATCATGTTCTGTGGCGATGTGCAGCAGACAGATTTGATTAAAACCAACGAACGCAACGGCATTCTTGACTTTCAAAAGATCATCTCTACAATGGATGAGTTTGAATCTATCGAGTTTGGTGTAGGAGATATTGTTCGCTCAGGTCTTGTTCGTAACTATATCATTAGCAAAATTAATTTGGGATTCTAAATGTTTATTCATTCTTCGTCATTCACCCCCATTGAATTGGAACCAGTTATGGTAGATGGTCGCAGGGTTTACCCTGTGCCTTCGGGTGGTAAATATCCATCCATCACAACTGTTCTTGGGGTGTGCCCGAAGAAGAAAAAGAAACTGAATGAATGGAAGCAGCGTGTCGGTCATGATAAGGCACAAGCAATCTCAACTCGTGCTGCTACTCGTGGCACAAATTTTCACAAGATGGTTGAAGATTTGCTTAATAACTGCTATAATGAGAGTAACTTCAAAGGGCAACCCCTCCCCCTTATGATGTTCAAAAATGCTGTTCCCACTCTGAATAGAATCACTAAGGTCTATTTACAAGAAGCAGCATTATATTCTGACCACTTGGAAGTAGCTGGGCGAGTCGATTGCATCGGTGAGTTTGATGGTATTCCATCTGTCATTGACTTCAAAACCTCAAAGGAAGAGAAGCGTGAAGAATGGATGGAAGACTATTACATTCAAGAGACTGTATATGGGTGTATGTTTTATGAACTATATAAGACACGCATTCAACAACTTGTCACCATCGTTGCATGTGAAGATGGTAACACTCAAGTCGTTATCAAGAAACCAGAGAAAGAATATCTCGACCGTTTCATAGAACTACGCTCACTCTATCAGGAGATCTATGGAGGATAATATATTTGAGGATAAATTTATGACCGTCGCAAGATTCTCTACTGAGGTAGAGACCCTTGTGAACAGTGACTCTATGAGTTATATTGATGCTATCATTCATTATTGTGATGTCAACGATATCGAATTAGAAACTGTTCCCAAGTTGATTTCAAAACCATTGAAAGAAAAACTAAAACACGAAGCTCAACAACTGAACTTCATTAAAAAAACTTCCCGTGCTAAACTGATGCTAGTATGACTGACTTTTTTGATTCTGATATCGTAAGAGAAGAAGCTAAAGAGATGGAGCGTCTTCAGATGGAAGCGATGGAACTAACTCTTTCATCTCCATTTCAAAAATCTAGGGAAGATCAACTTCACTATATTCAAACAGTCCGAGCACTAGTGGAGAAGCAGCAGATCTTCTACACCCGTCTGAAACTCTCAGATGACCCTAGAGCAGTCGAAATGTGCGAGCAGATCGAGCAGGGTGCCAAGATGCTCTACGGGTGGTGGGAGACCGCTGACGTGCTCTCCCTGATGCGAGAGATGCTCTCCAAGCTCGACCAGTTTGAGAAGGAGATCGAGGCAGAGGGTTGACGCCGCCCCCTGCCCGTGCTACAATAACCAAGTGAACAGGCGTCACACAGACCAAATCTAAAACAATCCGAGGTAATCCTATGTCTTTCGCTGATCTTAAGCGTAAATCTCAAAACTCCTTTGCTTCTCTGACTAAGGAACTTGAGAAAGCAAACTCTACTTCCAGTGCCGATGATCGCTTCTGGAAGCCTAGCGTTGACGCCGCTGGTAATGGGTTCGCTGTTATTCGTTTCCTCCCTGCACCTGATGGTGAGGACATTCCGTTTGTTAAGCTATATTCCCATGCGTTTCAAGGTGATGGTGGTTGGTACATCGAGAACTCTCTGACCACTCTCGGTCAGAAAGATCCTGTCGGTGAAGTCAACCGTCGTCTGTGGAACAGTGGTCGTGATGCTGATAAAGAAACTGCTCGCAAGCAGAAGCGTAAGCTGACTTACTATGCCAACATCTATGTGGTGAGCGACAAAGCAAACCCTGAGAATGAAGGTAAAGTATTCCTGTACAAGTTTGGCAAGAAGATCTTTGACAAGATCACTGCTGCTATGCAACCTGAGTTTGAAGACGAAACTCCTGTGAATCCTTTCGATCTGTGGGAAGGTGCCAACTTCAAACTGAAGATCACTAACGTTGCTGGTTACTGGAACTACGACAAGTCCGAGTTCGCTGCTCCTTCGGCACTTGCTGCTGATGATTCCAAGCTGGAATCTATCTGGCGTCAAGCACATTCGCTGCAAGCGTTTGTGTCTCCTGACAACTTCAAGTCCTACGAAGAACTTGAAGAGCGCCTGAATCTGGTGCTTGGTATCACTCAGACCCCTGCCTCTGCTCGTGCAGCACAGGTGACTCGTGTGATGGATGAGGAAGAGGATGAAGAGTTCGTGACTCCTGCTCCTGCACCCCGCCGCGAACCTGCCCTGCCTAAGGTTGCAGTTGCTGCTGGTGTTGATGAGGATGAAGATGATGCTCTCAGTTACTTCGCTCGTCTCGCTGAAGAGGACTGAAACCAAAATCTATAGTTAAAAACATAATGGGCGGAAAAAAAATCCGCCCATTTTTTTATGCCAAAAAGTTTAGATGCCAGATTTCTTTGTTTTCTTATCAATATAAGACGAAGAGTTGGCATACAACATACCAGATTCAAATTGAGAAATAAATTCTTGTAAGAATCTTGGTTTTAATACATAAATTTCTCTTTTACTTTCATTTAATTTTTGTTCATATTGATAGTTTGTTACAGGAGTAATCACACTTGTTCCTGCTACTTTAATTGTCGCTCCTGTACCACTATCATAGTAGTAAAATTTCCCGTCTGATGGTTTGAGTGGACTATTAGAGAATGTTGATTCAACTTTTAATCCTGCCTTCAATACAACTCTACCTGCACTATCTTTTACTTCTCTTGTTTCATAGTGGTGTACTCTATCTGCTGGTTGAACTGATTGATTACCAGGAGCACCACGATATGAATCATTCACCATATCATATAGATATGTTTCTGATTTTGGTAGGTCATTGTATACATTCAATACATTATTAGTCAGTGCAATGATCCAATCATAATTCGATGACTGATAAAACTTGAATGATACTTGATCCAAACGTTCGTTGTCAAGCATTGCATACTTAGTAAACAATGTATTGTAATTAAACGATGATTCAGATAGTTTGTATCTCTTGAAGAAATTTTTGACAAGAACATATTCCGTTTCCGAGTACGGAAATGTTAATGGTTTTTTGTCGTATTCTACATCTGGTAAACGATTGAAGTATGCCATGATTACCTGTATTTGTCTGTGCCTGAACCAATTTCTTCTGAAAATACCATTTTCAATTCTGTAAATGATACACTTAAATTAATACCAATTGGTCTTCCATCTGAATATGTCATGTATTGACCTTCTGTTACATAATCTACATTCACTTTTGTAATAGCAGACACTTTAAATCTTGGTAAGTATGGATGTTCTGATGTGCTATTACCCAGATGGAAACTTACTTGACATACATCTGGAATTCCAAGAAAGTTTCTATTAGTTAATCCTGCTATAGATTGATCTCCTCCTTTAGGAGCAGAACATTTTTTAAATAACTCCGCTATGGCAAGCATTTGTATTGAATCATTTTCATCTAAAGCCATCATCTTAAAATTATATCCATGCTGCCTTAGTGAAGTGCCACCATACAATAATTCTGTGTTTGGATTTATAATAAAACCACTAACTAATCCAACTACATCACTAGCGCCTAAACTCGTTGAAAATCCAGGAGTTGTATTCATAGTGTTGACTAATCCTTTTATTCCATCTTCAACCAATCCACCAGCAGCTCCAGAAATAAGACTGTTTAATCCACCACCTATGGAAGATAAAAAATTGGGAGCTGTGGTATCTTTTTTTCCCATTGCTGCGTTAATAGCACCACCTACTGCTCCTATTGCGGCGCGGGGCAACCCACCCATTCCTTTTGGACCCCAATCTCCGCTGAAAGAAGATTGAATATCATTTGGCATTGCTATAGAGATAGAATCTACACCAGCGGAAGTTAAATTTGAGGCGTTAGAAGAAAAATTATATGCATTAGATCTACTAGATGCCCCCTGTGATAGTGGTGGTTCATACTTATAAAATTTAAATGTAATTCTATCTGTTGTTCCGTCTAGCGTTGATGGATATCTTAAGGTTGCCATTAAGTTACGTCCGTGATGTCTTCTGGTTTGCCATAACCTTTGATGATTCTCTTCGCCTTAATTCTATCTCCATACTTTTCATTAGTTTCTTTCCATACTTCAGATGATTTGTATGGAACTAATACGCCACTTCTTTCTCTTACAAAATGTTCTACTGGTAGAACAATAGCACTATCCCATTCATCGATAGCAAGATCTAATAGGAATCCATCTACATGGTCTGTAATGTATTTATGAAAACATGATCGAGGTAGGTCAATACGATTGTCTTTAAGTTTTTCGATGGCAAGCATTCTCTTTCTTGGTTCCATATAGTGCAGGTTGGCACCAAAGAAGTGATCTGCATTTGCTTTGATGACATACACCAAAGGAAAAGTATCATAGTAAGGAAGATACTTCATCTTTGCTTTGTACTCAAAGAGAAACAATCTCCCCTGTCTTGCGTATCTTCTTAATCTATTTTCGTCTTGATTATCTTCGTCGTCTGTTCGATCTCTTCTTTCATCACGAATAGTTTTGTCAGGATTCTGCTTGTATTCCAGTGCCATTGAACGAACGGTCTTTCTATACCACTGCCACGTTTGTTCTTCGCCACCTGTTTTATCTTTTACTCTTTCAAATAATGTTTTATATCCTTTCTTCTGTTTCTTTGATTCTTTTTTAAATCCTTGTGCCATGTGCTATACCCCCAAGTGATCTTCGGTGAGAATTAGAAATTGCATTTGCCTATCCTCACACCAGTCACTTGCGGCTTCCCATTTCGCTTGGTTCTTTAGGAACGTTAATACTTTATCTTTGTATAGTTTGGTTTGTTTCTTTGCTGGAGGTGGAGGAGCTGTTTGATTCTTCGGTTTGATTTCAATGAG